AGCTGAACCCATAGACGCATACTTGTTCAGAACAATTGTTTTGTTCTGCTCAGGTATCCAGGCCGTCTTAGAGCGACAACCATCAAGTGCCCACCACAATAATGGGTACTTAAGGAACATCGCTTTGACGTCCAGGTAAGAGACCCTGTCGGAGGCTTCGCTCATATCGAGCGTAGCCAACTCCCCTGAAAGGGAGCCTTCACGTGCCATCCTCTGATTAGGAGTTTGGTCCGTGAATCCGATCATCACCGAGAGGTTGTGATCCCTCTCTACGTGATAACGGAACATAGCCCAGAGTGACTGCTGTGCGTATTGCATAGCGGTCGGCTCAATGGCTATGATCCGGGGGGTCTTTAGCGTTTTAGGTACCGTGATGACCTTAACGGGCATCTCGGAACCGGGTTCCACGAGGTCAACGTCGTCCAACTCATGTCTGAAGTTATCAGACATAGAGGGGAGGAGGAAGTCTTCCGAAGGGAAGACTACCTCAAGACGCTCAGTCCAGGAACGGTTTCGATATTTTGCGTTTCCACGCAATTTATCGGCTGTTGCCCCTGGACCGTGTTTCGGAATTAGCTCTCGGTTAAAGACACTAATGTCTATCGCCTTGAACATATCACGAAACAGGAGATCCGCAATCCTAAGAAAAGCAGGAAGGAGTTCTGCCTTCTCAGGTGCGTTATCTGATCTCTTGACCTCGTTGTCACACTCGATATACCCTTGTATAGCTTTGGCCGTCCGCGCATCACTGCACGGAAGACCAATCTTGCCGAACATCAGCGTTAGCTGGCGAACCGCAAGAATTGCGTCTATACTCGGTGTATCGAGCAACTCACCACTCCCGCGTGAGAACACTTGCTCGAGGAAACCTCCGAGAAATCGGGGGAGACCTGCATGAAAGCCGAAACCGGCGAACATGTTGCGAGCTACCGCCTTCTGGTCAAGACTTCTTTCGAAGTCTTTTCCAAAATTAGGCAAGGTTATCGTGAGAAACGATATACCCTCATGTTCTACACGCGACTCGACTGTTTTATAGTCGAGGGTGGCGCATGCACAACATCTGATAGCCGATTCTTCAGCTATCTTTTTCCAGAGCAACATCAGGCTTTTCAATAGCCCCTCCTGATAGAGGTGGTTATATCCCTAGCCTGACGATCATCTACATACAGAGTTACGGGTAGTAGATATGCCCTATTACAGGCATACCAGCTCCCCCTCTCCTACCAGCATTTTTGCGGCAGGTGAGGACTCTGTATATCGAAGCTCTAGAGACGTATGCGGGTTTAGTACGTGAAGAACGAAGGATACAACAGGGCTGTGCCTTATTAGGCAACAGTCCACATCCAACAGTACCTCGCGGACGTAGAGGGAAGTTATCCTCTCCACGCTTATATGGCCTGTCGGCCATATAAAAACGAGGAATACATGCTGGGTGCCTTCTAATGGCGACACACCGGATTCGGTGTGAAACCAAAGCGAAGGGGAGTCCTTCCTTGCTTGAGATCGATCGGAGTTGAAGCTTAACAGCGTCAACCCCGTTATCTCGTAGCAAGTCAACACAGTACATCCGCATCCCAGCCGAGCCAGCTACGAACCCTAGGACAAGAGACAGCATACATGCTGCCAAATGCCTAAGAACTCGTTTTTGGAACTCGGTCAGGACTCACCGCCAAGCAACTTGACGATGAGCGCGTCTGACGTCGCGGTGTAGACGGCCTTAAAGCCGTTATACACAGCGAGCGCCTCCGCATTCGAATACCCCGCCACCGGAATATCGAAGACGATGTAATTTGACATCGAAACCTTCGTATTCTGGGCCGGGATAAACGGATCGGCAGTGAGCTTCGAGTGATCGAGCCGTAGAACCCTCCGAGTCCGACGCCCTTGGGTGTGGACTGCGGAAAGGGTAATCAGCCCATCCGAGCTCATGTACTCAGACGAGTGCTGCCCCACATTTGTGCGGGGTAGCGGCGTCGTCGTACCTGAGATTGTGATGGACTGCGGATCGGTAAATGCCATCAGGCATTGCTCCTAACTACTGATACACACGTTTAGTGTGTACAGTGCGGTGGTTTACGTGCAGTGTAACAACTGTACTAACGATCTCGGCTAATGCCGAGAGCCGCCAGAATGGAGAGCTGGAATGCTGACAAGGCATCCCAGGTAACTCCAAAACCATAGGGGTTTGCTCTTATTCTCTGCTTTACATGTGTAATGTAAACAGAGTTTGGGATCTTGACGCGACTCAGCGTATTAGGTCGTCCGGCTAAACCGGACTTCCAGCTGTGTCCCTCAAGGCTATAGATATCAGTTACGATGGATTCTTCCATCAGATATCCATAGCGCAAAACCAGACCTGATCCAGCGAACTGAGAGATATTATTAATAACATCTCCCGTGTTCGTGAACCAATCTACGGCCCAGCTCCAGGGAGCTAGTTCCCAAAGTAATTCGGGCGTCAAGCGGAGTCCGAGTAAATCGGATATCTG